AGACAATATTTTGACTAAGTCCATGAATTTGTTTTTTTAATAAATATTTGATTATAAAAAAAAATTAATAGTTCATAATAAGTAATTCTTCCCCCATGTTTTGTTTCTCACCCTTCTTGGCCGCCGCGGCCTTTGCAAATTCTTTTCTAACCCAAGTATATTGATCTTCAGGAAACCACTTGTGAAGTAGTTCAAAATCATAATATGATAATGAAAACTTACCTTGGACTCCGTGTAATACGTTTGCCAACCTCTCATGATCTTGTCTATCAAAGTCGTGGTTTGAATAGTAGTTTTCAGTTTTCCAATAAGGCGGATCCAAATAAATGTATGTTGATGGTGAGTCATACTTTTGAACTACATCTGAAAAATCCATATTCTCAACGTCCGTGATTTTTAAAAAATGATCCACCCAATCAGGTTTAGATAACTTGTCTCTAAACGTAAGATACTTTGATTTGTATTTTCCTTTAAGATCAATGAAGTTTGATGTTTCAGGTTTTGACCCACTAAAAACTTGTGTTAGAATATAAACGTATTTTGCGGCCACTTCATAATTGCCAGGTTGTACGCTGAAACCTTGATTAAAAATTTCAGCCTGAAAGCTTACAAATTGTTCACGATATAGTTCAGGTGTAACATCAACCCCCTGTTTTTGACAATCAATAGAGTTGATTGCTCGTAGTAATTCTGTTGGGTTTTGAACGCACTTGAATAAATTGTAATTAAGTGGGTTAAAGTCGTTATAAACAACTTTCTGTAAGTTTGGGAATTGATTTAGGTCCATGTTATAAAAACACCAAAACATTCCGCCAAAGGTCTCTAAATAAACCTCCATATTTTTATCATAGAAAGGGACAATCCACTTTCCAATTTTACTTTTACCTCCAATGTACGAAACCAAAATTTTTATTTTTTTCTGTATTTATATTTTTCTCTGATTATACCTATAACCTCATCAAAGATAATTTTTTTCCTAATCAAAAACAAGTCAGTATCAGAATAAAATCCTTTGTAGATTTTTTCAATATCAGACATACCCGCCCAACCAATAAATTTATATTCTTTATTTTTTGGCCCATAAAGTTTATTAACATTAACCCCAAACAGTTTACCCATCCTATCGTTTAAAGTTTTTATAAACTTAACTGAACCACCAACAATTCTTAGGTCTCCTCGTTTATATTGACCTCGTTTATCTTCATTAATTCTAATACACCCATCACCATCAAAATATCCTCGTAAAAAATGTCTTTCGAGTTTTTCATTAATTTCAGGGTATTCAATTGTGTATGTTTTATTTTGGTGTATTCCAATATTTTTTAAATCATTTATCATTTTTTTACTAGAGAATCCAACTTCAGAAATATCTCTTTTTTTACTTCTCCATATTTCAACATCACTATCTAATAACGATATAAACCTTTCAAGTATTTTTTCATCTTTATTATTAATTTTAATATTTAATTTATATCTATATTCTTTTGGATTATCAATTAAACACCCATCCGCAAAAATAAAACCAAGAAAATACGCTTTTTCAGCCGTATCTATTATTTCAAAGTAATCTTCATTGAATTTCTTTCTTTTCATAATACTCCTTAACTAAATTTTGTATGAATTTAGAAATGCTTATTTCTTCATTTTTCATTTTATCAAATAAAAATCGATCAATACTGATGCCGTATTTTACCTTTTTATTTTTTTCATTTTTTTTTGGTCTTCCTATTTTACCCATATTTTATAAATATCAATTAACATAAAAAAGTGCGTCAAAAAATAAATAGTGTTTTTGATATTTATTTTCAACTGATTGATAATTAAATTATAAGTATGGAAAATAAAAAAGCAACAGAAGTTAAATGCCCAACTTGTAAGGAAAGTAAACAAGTTAAAATTACCCAAAGATTAGTTTTTATTTTGGGTGGAATAATGACCTTTCTATCAATATATGGATTGATATCTATGATCAAAGATATTAAATCACTTTTTTAATCTCTGTCAAATCTTAAGTATTGATTTATAATCAAATCTCCAACTGTGTTGTATTTAAATCCTTTGGATTTAACTCTGAGAGGAATTGATGTGTCTATTTTTTTGGGGAGTTTAACATTCAATTCACCATCAGGATGTGGAACATTCAGATTTCCATTTTTGATATCATCCAAATTTAAAAAAGCATTATAAACTAAATGGTTTTCGTACTTGTCAAAGTTGCTTTCTGGTTGTAAATTAACTCTAACAATTAAATCCCCATACGTACCATCAGCAAAATCACCCATACCTGTTAATTTAACAAATTGACCATTATCAACTCCGTGTGGTAATTTTATTTCAACTTGTTTAATTTCCCCTATATTTCCTGTTCCATTACACACAAAACAAGGTTCGATTATTTTTTCACCAAAACCATTACACACATTACAAACTGTTTGCACCATCTGAACAAACATCCCACTACCAAATTCTTTCCATAATACACCTTCTCCTTTACAAGTTTGACAAGTTTGTTTTTTTCCACCAGATCCTTGACAAGGGTCACACATTTTTTTTCTTTGATAAGAAACTTGTTTTTTCACTCCTTTATATGACTCCAAAACTCCTACATTCATATCAAGTTTTGTAATTGGTACGGATCTTCTTTGTTTGTTTTGATTGAACATGCTTGAAAAAATATCCCCCATGTCTCCAAATCCACCAAATGGATTTTTTCTTCTTCTATCATAATCAGACCTTTTTTCTTCGTTCCCTAAAATATCATATGCTTCTGATATCTTCTTGAACTCGTCTTCATTTCCCCCCGCATCTGGATGTTTTTCTTTTGCAAGTTTTCTATAAACCTTTTTAAGTTCATCCTGTGAAACGTTTTCGTTCACTCCCAATATATTATAATAGTTTTCGTTGTTCATTTAAAAAAAAATTTTTTTATAATTAATTCATGAATTACATGGTAATACTTTTCAAAAATAAAAAAAAGAAAAAAATAATCAACAAATTTAAAACAGAGGAAAAGGCTAAAGTTTTTTTCGAAGAATTAAAAAAAAGTAATGAGGTATATTTCGAAAAGATAATTGATGGTTACAATTCTTGTGACTTTGAAATTGGTTTGATAACTAAAAACAAAAATGATTTTACAAGTTATTTTTTCAAAGACGACTATGGAAGACAAATAAAATTGGATTTAGATGATTCCAAATATAAACTGATAGAAATTAGTAAGTTTTCGATCGAAGAAAAATTTGTCGATAATCAAAAAAATAAAAAAATAGATCTTACATATTTTTATGAGAATTATTTATCAACAAATGTGATAAAGATAGTTTTTGTTTTAAACAATAAAATTTTTGTACAAGAAGATAATAACTTTTCTATGTTTACTTTCAAAACAAGTGATGAATCTTTAAGATTTTTGAAATGTCTATCTAATTTTTTAATAGACAAAAAAAGAACGGATTGTATCGTTGTTACAGATACTTCATCCGTTCAGAAAAAATTATTGTACGAACAACTTAGTTCTTTTGGAATTGATAAATCAATTCTTTACAGGAGATTTACTACTTTTAGAAAATAATCTTTTTATTTTGGTCATTAATGTAACTTCTTCAACTTCTTCAACTTTTTTATCTTCAACTTTTTCTGAATTAATGATAATAAAATCTACGCCTGAAATTTCTATTCTGAACTTATTGTATTTTTTATCAACGTCTCTGAAATTGTCTTGGACCTCCTTATAGTCCTCATCTGATAGTTCGTATATTATTGTTGGTTTTGCGTCTTCAAATATATCTTGACTAGCTTCGGAGATCAACGCAAGTTTTTCTAATATCCCATCAATGACTTCCTTATTTTTTGCCATATTGTTAACTTTTGTGGTTTTTTTGGTAATAGATCTTCTTTATTGAATTTTTTTATGTTTTCAATAAAACTTTCTTTTTGTAGTTCAAGATCTTTTTTATCTTTTTCGATTTCATTCAAATACCAATCAATTTCTTTTTCTAACTTACTATTTGGTTTCTTCTCCATCATCAAAAGTTAATTCTTTATTAATTAATTCAAATTTCAAGCTATGTAATTTTTCTAAATTTTGTTTTTCAAAAATATTTTTAAGTTCTTGTACTTTTGAGTTAAACAATTTTTCTTTTTCTTCTAATTCTTTATTGTATGAAATGATACTTTTTAAATTTTTAATTGTTTCTTCTACACCATTTTCAACAAAAGGGCAAACAAACGAAAAATTTCTGAATTCTGAACCTGACTCTGTTCTTTCTACTATTTGTTCTTCATTAACAAACCTTTTAGGTATTTTCCATTTTTTTGGAAATTCCACGTCAAAAGATAGATAATTCTCTAATTTTCGGACCGAGTTCAAATACGGAAACAAAATGTTAAATTCGTTGAATAAACTCATTATTAATTTTTTATTAAGTATGTCAATATATAACTAAGAGTAAAACCATAAAAAAATAGTTCCTGTCTTGTAAGTTTAATTTTATCAGGTTTAGGTTGTAACAAGTTGACTATAAATTTTACAACTATGTTTATCAGAGATAAACAAGAAAATACAAAAATGAAAAATAAAAAAGTTTCTAATTTGATCATTGGTCTGTTTTTTTATGATTCAAAATTTCAGTTCTTAATAATTGTAATAATGCCTTTAGTTCTTGTGCCGATTTTCTTGCTCTTGTACCAGCACTTTTGTTACCATTAAAAAACTTTGTAGTATCACTGTTAAGTTGTTCGGTAAGTGTTTTGATTTGTTCTAACGTATTCATTTTTTGTTTTTTTAAAATCGTTTATTATTTATAATTTATTCTTAAAAAGTGTTTTTGTAAACACTATATGATTAAATTTCTATCTAAGTAGTTGTAAATATTCAACATTATGTCCATGTCTGATTGAGTGTATTTTTTGTCTTTACCGAAAATGTCTTCAAAAAAAATGTCTATCGCACTTTTAATTTTATCATTTTTTTGCAAATAAAAAATTTCAAGGAAAAAATCCTTGAAATAAAATTTATGGTCCCCATCAATATTAAAATTGATGCCTTCTTTCTCAAAATTGTTGATTGTTTTTTGCCAACACCAATTAAAATGATTTACCATGTCGGACTCATTCATTTCGACTTTTGTTTCATTGACTGAAGATGTGTTACCTAAAAAAGTTTCTAGTATTAGATTGTATAAAGAAAAACAGAAATCATAATATAACTCCATCTTTTCTGGTATTATATTATTTCTTTTTATTAAAATATCAATTTCTTCTTTAGAAAGTGGTCTTGCAATATATTCGTAAAAGTTATTTTCCATGACTTACATGAAAAACTATTAATAAGATTATAAAAGTAAATTATTGAGTTTTTGAAGAGTACCCAATCAAGTTTTTCATTCTAGAAAATTCCTCTGTCAACTTTTTATCTTCTCTGTTATGACTTTCCAAAGCTTTCATTATATTTGATGACCCATCTTTACTATTCCTGCAGTTTCTTTATACACAGGTTGTGGTGCTTTATTGTAGGCCTTTAACTCAGTTTTTCTCCAAAGATTTTTGTCTTTGATTTCTTTTCTTTTTTTGTTTGTAGGTGTTTCTACTGCATTTGCCCAATCTGGATTA